GCGCACTTATGGCAGATGGCCATCTGCCATAAGTGCGCCGGCCGCGGCAACAGCATTTCTAATTCTATCGCGTTCTTGAGGATCATTAATACTGCTAATAAAGTTATCAAATATAGCATCCAACTGCTGTTTCTTCATTTGATCTTCTAGTTGGTCTGCTTGTTGTCCTGTTAGGTCACTGTACTGCCTTAGATATTTTGCATATTCTGCACCACGTTGACTTAGTGTTGTCATTTCACTTGCATTTTTTCTTAGTGCTAGACTGTTTAGTGTTAGGAATGTAAAGAACTTTTCGTTTGCTTCATCAAAACCATAACCAAATCTCTGTAGATCAGTACCATACTCATTTATAAAACGCTTTGATTCGTCTAAAGCAAGTCCTACTCCTCTTGCTCCACTACCTATCCTTACAATACCTTCTGAGTTTGCCGCAAGTTGTGTTGTCAGTTTATCAAGGTCGATGCCTAGGGTAGTAAAATCAGTGGTTAAATCAATTATTCTGTCGCCTAGTGTAAGACCAGTTCCGCTTAGTTTTCTAAAAGCAAGGAAGTTGTCTTGAAATAACTCTGCTGTATCAGCAAAAGATCTTGCTAGTTTGCTTGTTGAACCTGGTAATAGATCAGCCATATCTCGCAAAGCCGCAGAAGTTTTTTTCTGTTCTTTGGTATAAGTTGCTAATCCTGCTACAACACCAGCCGCTCCAGTTACAACGGCATCGAATGCTTGTCCTACTAATGCACCAACTTTGGCAACTTTTGCCAATGCACTACTGGCTTTTCCACTGCTATTATCCAGATTATTATTGTTGTTGTTGTCACGCCTGCTTTTACCTTCTACAGCCGCAATAAGATCTTTCAAGGTATCTTCAGATGCCGCATTGTTTAGGATAATATTATCAAATTCCGTGCCCGGCGCATCAAATCTAACTCTACCCATTCTTTTTTAAATCCTCTATAAAGTACGTATATAAATACTATTGCTACATATTATTGTAGTTTTATTTATTTGAGAAAAATATGGACCAAAACAATATATTAAGCAAGTACAGTAGAACACCAAAAATCTACCTTACTTTGCCTAGCGGTGGTAAATTTTACAAGAATAATCCTTGTGAACGCTCAGGCACGGGTGAAATTCCTATTTTAAGCATGACCGCTAAGGATGAATTGATCTTTAGAACTCCTGACGCACTGATGAATGGAGACGCAGTAGCGGAAGTTATTAAAAGTTGTGTGCCTTTAATTGATGATCCATGGGATATTCCAAGCATTGATATGGACGCAATACTAATTGCTATTAGAATTGCAACCACCGGCGAAAAACTGGAAATGGATGTTAAAGTTCCAAAAGTAGAGGACGAAGAACTAAAAGTAGAAATAAGCCTTCCAGAAGTGCTAGACGGTATAAAATCGCAAGTATGGCAGGATACATTTACATATGATGAACTTACTTTTCATCTATTACCACTTAAACTAAAACATCAAAACTTTTTTGATATCGAAACGTTTGAAACACAGCGTTTTATCAATATACTAAGCGATAAAACACTACCTCAAGATAAAAGAAAACAAGTAATGCAGGAAATACTCGATAAAGCCAGCATGAATAACATTGATGTTGTAGCAAAACAAATAGTTAAAATAACAACACCTGAAGGTGAAGAAACAAATCCTACAAATATCACGCAGTTCCTAGCAGATTCAGATCGCGAACTGTTTAATGCTATTAGAGACTTTTTAATAAGCAATCGAAGCAAGTTTGATATTCCTGTACAAAAAGTCACAGTGCCACAACCTTTAGTGGATCAAGGAGCACCAACTACTATAAGTGTTCCAGTATTTTTGAATAACGTAAATTTTTTCGTATAACCGTAAGCCAATGCACGGACTCTGACCAAGTAATGGAGATCGTCAAAAAACTAGAAGACGAGTCAGAAGCCATCGAAAAGAATCTAATGGAAATATTATGGTACATGAGAGGTGGTATCAATCTTAACGATGCTTACAACCTTACATGGGATCAACGCAAATACATATTCGAATTAATCAAAGAGAATTCTGAACTATCTAAAAAAACAGGAAAAGCAATTTATTAAGTTAGTAGATGAACTACGTTCATCTGTGTTATCGCTATCGCTCGAACACATTTATTCCTTTATATATGAAAGATAATTGCGAAGCAATTTAGCATCATGTAGATTGTTTCAGTCAGACGGAACCTGTTTATGGTTCCATCTAATCTTGAACATCATGTGAGTTCGTCACAGCCAAGACTTGGAAGTAGGTATTTTGTTTATACACCTGTTTGTGGGGCTCTGACCTTTCCCCTACCTACGTCGACATCACGTAAAAAACTGCTTTACAAATCGCTTTGCTACCGCAAACCGCTTCGCGGTCTTCTACGCTACCTCCCGCCTCGTTCCGTTGCGTGGAGTTTTTTCAAACACAGTGTTTTCGACTGACAGCATTCAATCTACATTAACCAGTGAGCCCAATTTGTTTGTTGGCTTCCTCCCATGGGGGGTCGATCAATGTGTACGAGTGTCCTTCTCAGGGGACCTTTTACTCAGCGGTATTTGCAAACTGGCCCGCCAACCTTATGTGCTGTTATATTGCCTTTAGATTTTCTAGTGCTTCTTTGAGAATTTTTGAACTGCCAACTCTAACATTAATAATTCCATTGTAATACTCATCCGTCTCTAACACACGGCGTTCAAATTGTTCTCTAGCCTCAAGGTAACTCATTATGCCTCTGCTGTTGCAATAGTATAAAATTTCTCTTGTGAAGTTTTCTGGCCCTAATTTTTTAACATCAGCATTTAGATGATCTGAAGATCCCCAATAGTCTCTCCAATCTGATTCCTTTGTGCCTCGTCGTTTGTTTTTCTTGCCTTTGAGAGGTGGCTTAGTGGTTTTGAATTTTGCGAGTTTTTTGCCTACGTACTTGCGATTGTTGGTAGTGTTAGTAATCAGGTATACAAATCCTTCGCAATCTGCGGGAAGTTCTTGTACTTTTTTGCCCTGATAAGTCCACTCCATAGTGATACTTACCGATGCCTAATTTTCAGTGTCTTGATTCTGATTTTGCTTCTTTTTTGCCTTAAGATCCTTGCGCCTATCCTGTACTTCGTATCGCCTTTGTGTACATAGCCTTCTAATATCGCTTAGTATAGAACGTACTTTACGACCGTTTTCATCAAAGCCTTTTGCTTCCCAACGTTCATTCATGTTATAGTAATCCATAATTGCTTGGATTAATAGTTCATGTGTTGTTGGGCCTTTAGACATCTACTACCTCAGTATCAGTAGCATAACTTGTAAAGCCGTTTTCTTTGACTACTTTTAATATGTTGTTGACCCTTGAACTTAGTTCATCTTTGTGTGAAATAAGATAGATGTTTTTGTTACGTTCACGAGCCATTTTTTTCAATATTCCTATAGAACTTTCTACACCAGCGGCATCCATACCACTATCAATAAGTTCATCAATAAACAGCAAATTAATGCTTTGATATAGACTTTCCCAAACATCACGGAACGACCAACTCATGCTTAAGATGAGTCTATTTCGTTCTCCTCTACTGAGGTTATCAAAGTCTAAGTCGCGTCCTAGTTCTGTAATTTCTACCGTTAAATCGTTCTGGAATCGTACTTGATGTGGCAATCCTGTCTTTTCTAAATAGTACGCTAGACGCTTATTTAATACAGCAAGGTTTTGATCAATAATACGTTTACGAATAAATGAATCTTTGCTTGTAAGCAGTTTATATAAAAAGTCCATGTGTGCTTTCATGTTCTGCAGATCGTTCATATAATCCCACGAAATCTCTTTAATTGCTGTATCTTGCAATTCATTCATTTGTTCTGTGTAAGGATTAGTTTCTTCTTCTTTTTCTTTTTTTCTATCTTCTAGTGTTGCAAGATTGTTTTTATGATTGTATGCTTCTTCCGCAGTTTCATAAAATGTTTGCGGTTTGCTATCTAGATCACCAATAGCATCTATTTTTCCTAAACATTCTTCAAGTTGCAGTGCAACGCCTTGTATGTATGTTTCGCTTTCTTTATGATCATTTTCTTTTTCTTTTAACAAATCCGCATGTGATTCGTCATGTAATTCTTGACCGCAAGTAAAACATTTTTTGCTTTTGATGTCTTTTAATTCTTGTTCATATTTTTTGTGCTGTCTTTCTGCACGTTGTAGTGATGCTTCTAAACTTGCTTTTTCTTTTTGCAAGTTTGACAGTTCGTTATTTTTAGTTTCCCAATCACTTAACTTTGTAAATGCATCAATTTCAGCATCAATATCGACTTGAATCAGTTGCATAATTGCTTTGCTCAGTCGTGAAATTTCTTCTGCCTGTGAAGCGTCCCAAGCCTTGCTTTTAATTTCAAGGGCATTAATGGATTCCTGTACAGCCTTGTTTGCACTTTCGACTCCTCTAATGCGAGCATCTTCTTCAGTAATATTGTCACGGACCTGTTTCTGTTGCTCCTTGAGGTTCTCCGCTTTTTCAGACAGAATGGTGATACCTAACAACTGTTCAATAATTTCGCGTTGTGCGTTATTACTGAGAGATAGGAAAGGCTCTGTATAGGTATTAAGTGCCACCAAGTGTTTGAACATACCATGACTCATGTTCAAAAGTCGTTCTATTTCTTCCTGCGTTTTACGTGAATCGCCTTGTGATTCATCTATATCATCAGCAGTCGAATCAACATCGTTGATATAAAATTTCAATACGTTTTTTCTTCTACCACGCTCAATACGATATGAACGTCCTTCTTTTTCAAATTCAACAGTAACCAACATGTCTTTGCCGTTGGTTTTGTTAATTAGATTTTCTTTACGAATTTTTGTAAGTGCTTCACCGTACAGTGCATAACTTAGTGCATTAATAATAGTAGTCTTACCTGTACCATTACGTGACCCTGCATCATCACCGCCTAGGTCCATATTTTCACCTAGCACAAGGGTCAAGAAGTTTTTATCAAAATCAACTGCTTGTGTTGTGTTTCCAACACTCATGAAGTTTTTAACTGTTAAAGATTTAATTTTAAACATTATAAATTCCTATAGATATCTAAAAGTGTATTTGGTCTGTACTGCTCGCTTTGTATTTTTGTAATTTGATCAGTAACAATTTGATCTACACTTTCAAATTCAATTTCTCCACGTTCAAGTGTTAGTGCTTCGTCATTTTCTTCTGTGTTTGGTAGCAAACTAATTTCACGTACATCATATTGTGCAGTAAAGTTTTCTTTAATAAAATTTGCTTCTTCGTAACTAATATCAATATCAAGTGTAACACGTAGATATAAATTATTAGGCGATAAAATGCTTTCTGTATTATCTAGTAACTGTGAAAGTTTTACAGTTCGATACTTAGGACAGTCTGGCCAATCAACATATTTTGGCTGACCGTCCCATTCAAGTATCATCATACCACGTTCGTCATCCCAAGCATCAGCATAATTGTGTGGAAAGGCGTTGCCGATGTAATGGATATTATTTTGTGTTTGACGTTTATGGAAATGACCACTAAAAACTAGTTCTTGATTCTTAAAGTCTGAGGCTTTAACTTCACCTGTATCTGGCATTTCTACCATAGCATTCATTTTAAAGTGCGGAAGTTCAAAGTGACCAAACATATATTTGCACTTCATTTTTACAACATTTTTCCACTCTTCTCCAACCAACCATGGAACTAAACCAACATTGTCTATAATCATTGGTTCATTAACCACAGTAACACCTGGTACGTGTTTACCAAATACTACAGAATGAATTTCTCTTTTGTCTTTGTAATACAAATCATGATTGCCTGGGAAGAAGTAAAACTTATCAAAAGCCGCACCTAGTTTTTCCAGTGAACGTAAACTAGCGTCCATTGTGGTTAAATTTAATGCACTTCTATTATGATGCCAGTCGCCTGTAAATAGGCCCACATCACAGCCATTTGCTTTGGCTGTTTCGATGTACCAATCTACAAAACGTTCGCAATCGTCATTGTGTATTTTTGAATTCGATTTAAGACCAAAGTGAATATCTGTAAACACAGCGGCCTTTTTAAATAATTGTGTCATGCCTTTCCTTATACTGATCTACAACATTATACGAAATTAAAAAAGTTTTGTCAACCTTAATAGTCCGCTTTTGGGCGTCTCATATTTTTGTAGAACTCTGCAAGTTTTTCTTTGTCTTCTTTAAACACTTCCTCATTCTGTCTAGTGAATGATGGGTTCAACCCGTTTTCTTGTAAGATATCATCACGAATGTTTTGATTTTTCTTTTCAATGTTCAATACCCTAGTAAATGAATTTGTAACTGCGGCGGTGTAATAAGCAAATGGATTTAAACTTTTGCTTTCGTCAAACTGTAATCCAATCTGTGAAAGTTGTAGCACAGCCTGTGCTCTCATCTCATCATTGTAAGTGTAACCACGCCAGTTGCTTCGTGTACCATAACGATCAGCAAGTTTTAAGAACATACGTCCTAGTTGTTCAGTCATACGGCCGTGGTCC